TTCCGATACGGAAATTATACCTCCCCAACATATGCAGCATATGCAGCCCAGGCCTGGTTACGCAACAACTCTCCTATAACTGTGGTTAGACTACTGGGACAAACAAATGCAGCCGCATCAACGACCGCCGCATATGCCGGCTGGGCGACTGGCGACAATGTGGGCCCAAGTGCCACGTCCACGTCCAATAATGGCGCATATGGACTCTTTGTTTGTGAGGGGCCAAGTGCGGCGACCTCTATGACAGGAGCGGCCCCGGGCGCCGCCGGAGCGGATTTCCCCGCCTTCGGGGACGCGGATCTGATGACAGGCACCCTAGCCGCTATTTGGTACTTGACAAATGGAAGTATTCAGCTTAGTGGAAATCTGGGTACGTTGGGCGACGCGATACTGAGGCCGTCGTCTTCTGCTTTTACGTTTTATAGGGCAGTCGACACTGGCGCGACATTTAAGGCTACAATTAGAGATTCGAATGATAATATTGTTGTTGAGTCTGCTTTTAATTTTAATCCGGACTCCCCTCGATTTATTCGAAAGGTATTTAATACAAACCCAATTAAAACAAATTCAGATGTTGTCGGCGCTGATAATGATATAAATTATTGGCTTGGAGAATCGTTTGAGGGTAATTTAAGAACCTTCCCTAACCGCGATTCGTCCACGGGAATATCGGGCTCTGTGGCTGCCAACACTTGGGGCGCCCTCATGAGATTGGGTACTCCAGATGAAAGCGAGGACCATGGTAATTTTAAAATGACACCGACCAAAAGTCCGAAACAACAATTTGCTAAGACAGGGTGGTTTATTTCTCAAGATTTATCCACCACCGGCGGAGGAAGCGTCGTCGGGGGCTCCCTCGTGCCAGGCACATATAACCCAGAAAAGATGCAAAAACTTTTTAGATTGTGTAGTCGCGAACTAGGTGAAGAAACACAGCGCAAGGTCAAAGTGAGCATTAAAGATCTTAGAGCAGCAGACCCTCTTGACAGCAATCAATATGGAAGTTTTACTGTTGTAGTTCGAGCTATTAACGATATCGACGCTGCTCCAGTTATTTTAGAGCAATACAATAATTGCAATTTTGACCCGGCTTCTAGCAATTACGTAGCTAGAAAAATTGGTGATAAATTTGTTCAATGGGATGACACGGATAGAAGATATAGAACTTTCGGAGATTTTGAAAACGTTTCTAACTATGTCTATGTAGAGGCACACAGCGATGTACAGCGCGCCACGGTTAATGAAAAAGGCCTTCCCTACGGTGTTTATGGCCCCGTTCGTTATGTTGGGTGGGGAACCGCCGCCTCGGGCGCCCTTAGAGGTTATTCCGAAACAGGTACGGCTACTCTCTCCGGCGACGATGGCGCTTTTGTGAGTGTTAACGTTGCCGATCCGTTTCTCGGAACGCCGGCCCTTTCTGCTACATTACCAGCAACGGCAGGCGCCATAGGTGGCAAGTTCAGTTCCAGCTCTGGCTCCAGCCCCAAAGTTGGATTTAGATTCCCACAATTAAGATTGCGACAGAGTTCTTCGGAAGGCGCCTCTCTATCAGACCCTAAAGATGCTTATTTTGGGGTAGATACTACATATAACAGCTCTCGCTTTGATGATAGTGTTATTGATGTACTCCGAACGAGATGTGAAGACATTGATAGTTGGGATGCAACTACCGGCGTCACTGAGGCTTCGTGGGTTTTTACATTAGATGATGTTAGAAATTCGGCCATTACGGTCGCGTCGACAACCGCGAGCTATGCTGCAAATGCCGTATATGAATCTGGTTCACGTGTGAATGGAACTTCCTATACTGCACATACCGGCTCCAAAGATGCAACCGTCGCTGGGCCACCGTCAGCCAGTTATCTAAATGTTATTGATGATAATTACGGAGGCGACACAGCCGGCTGGCAACAATTCACGACTTGTTTGCATGGTGGAGCTGACGGCTTAAATATTAGAGAAAGTGATCCCTTTAGAAATTCTCAGTGGGATTCTACTTCTACAGAAGCAACAGACGCTCCTTATAACTCTGTTACGGTCGCGATGGATTCCCTGAGTGACCCCGAAGTTGTAGAATATAATGTGGCATCGATGCCTGGTCTCACTTATAACACCCTTAATAATAAATTAGTAGATATGTGTGAAAACAGAGGTGACGCCCTCGCCGTCATTGATCTTAAAGGCGGCTACCAGCCTCCTTCCGAGTCGGATGGCACGCGAGTGGAACGTCGAGGGAAAGTAAAGACTGTTGTTAGTGAAAAGAGAAACAATCTTCAGGTTAATAGTAGTTACGGATGTGCTTATTATCCATGGGTCCAGATTAGGGATACCATTAATGGTGTTACACTTTGGGCACCTCCGTCAGTCGTTGCCATCGGCGCAATGTCCTACGGTGAGGCCAATTCTCAACTTTGGTTTGCTCCGGCAGGTTTCACTCGCGGAGGCTTAAGTGCCAATCGAGCCGGCGGAGTTCCCGTCGTCGGTGTGGAGGAGAAACTTACTTCGAAACAAAGAGATCGGCTTTATGAGAATCAAATTAACCCGATTGCTTCTTTCCCAGCGGAAGGGATTGTAATCTTCGGTCAGAAAACTTTGCAAGTAGGGGCCTCGGCACTTGACAGAATCAATGTGAGAAGGCTTCTTATTTACTTGAAGAAGCAAGTTTCTAGATTCGCTGCAACTATTTTGTTCGATCAGAATGTGGAGGTGACTTGGACACGGTTTAAATCTAAAGTGGAGCCGTTTTTGGCAGATGTGAAAGCCGGCCTAGGCTTAACAGATTATAAGGTTATTCTCGATGAGACAACCACCACTCCAGATCTTATAGATAGAAACATTATGTATGCAAAAATCTATATTAAACCTGCACGTTCAATTGAATATATTGCCATTGATTTCATTATTACAAATACGGGAGCATCTTTTGAGGATTAAAAATTTAATTTAGTTCTATTTATAATAGAAGAGGAGATTTTAACTAATGACAATCAAAAATGAACAATTCTGGAATTCTACTTCGGTGGATCCGAAAAGAAGCTATAGGTGGATTCTGGTCTTGAATCAAATTCCCACTTATGTTATTAAAACATCAGGAAAGCCAAATTTTACAATTGAGTCCGTACAGCATCAATTTGTGGCACACACTTTTCATTTCCCTGGAAGAATCCAGTGGCAAGAGATTCAAGTGAGCCTAGTTGATCCTGTCTTCCCAGATGCGTCGGCTATTATAGTTAAAACTCTCCAAGCTTCTGGTTATGCTATTCCTGGCACTCAAGAAGATGCAAAAAAATCTTTTAGTAAAAGAGATGCCGTCCAAGCGCTGGGAGTTCCGAGCCTGCAACAAATTGACGCGAGAGGGAATGCCATTGAAAAATGGACACTCTTCAATGCGTGGGTTGCCAGCGTGAACTTTGGAGAATTGTCTTACGAAAATGACACGATGGTCAATATCCAGATGACTCTTAGATATGATTGGGCCCAATATGAAGGAGCGCCAGCTTCTCCGGACCAACCAATTCCAGAGCAAATCATGGTTAACGGCATGAATCAGGCAGCCACAATTGCACAATACCAAAGCGAACTCGGTTTCACTGAATAAGTAAGGTGGTGCCATTTTATGGGCATTTTTGATAACACAAAACCTGTAGCATTTAATCCAAAGGCTTTTCAATTTTGGTCTAGCACTGAAGCTAGGCCAAAAAGAATATATGAGGCTATTTTGATTTTTCCTGATCTTATTTTTGGGGGAGATGGTTTACAAAATATAGAGCCATATTTGATTCGATCTTTTGATCGCCCGGGCTATTCTAGGATTGAAACCACAACTGCAGAATACCAGTTAGAGACTGGAGACTTTCAAAGAATTGAATATCCCACGCAGGGCTATAACACAAAACCTTTAAAGGTAACATTAATAGACGTTGTAAATCATAATAAAGGCGCTAATACGGCAGCAGCCATTCAAGCTTCTTTAACACTTCAGGGAAAAACTGCCCAATATTATAAAAAGATGTCGTCCATAAAACAGGATGGATTTGCGAAGCCTGAAAAAATACAAATGGCCATGAAAGATAATCCTTCAAGATTTAATATTATTGAATTTGATAATAAAGGACAGAGTGTGGGCCAATGGATAATAGAAAGACCAGTTTTAACTTCTGTGAATTTTTCATCGATTAATTATCAAGGATCTGGCTTTGGTACCATTGATTTAGGTTTTAATTATCAGGACTTTTCATATGAAAGCACGTGGGGCGACAAACTTTTAGAAAGTCGTCTAGAAAGAGTGGGCCTAAGTGACAAAGCCAAAAAACCTATTTCCACGATTCTTGGCAACGCAGCAAAAGGGTTTGCCGAAAAGATGAAAATTGGCGACGCCAATTTCCAAAAGAGTCTTAGCCCTGAAAAAAAATAAATTTAAATTATTAACACCGGTGTGTTATATTTAAGAGATAAGAGAGGTTTAATATGAGCAGTAGAAATGAAGGCCGTCTTGGCCCGCATGCGGTGCCGGATGTGTCATCACGTTCACCTGAAAGTATGTCAACTCCACCACCCCAAGTTTTAAATTTTATTACGCCAACTGAATTTGTTGAGCTACCAAGCGGTGGTAGATATTATCCACCCAATCACCCCCTTCATAACGAAAGCGTTATTGAAATGAAGCATATGACAACGAAAGAAGAAGATATTCTTACTTCCCAGGCGTTGTTAAAAAAAGGATTGGCCCTTGAAAGACTACTTGAGAGCCTTATCATAAATAAACATGTGAGAGTCGATGATCTGTTGTTGGGGGATAAAAATGCGCTTATTATTTCTGCACGAGCGCATGGATATGGCACCACATATGAAACTAATGCCACATGCCCTTCTTGTGAAGAAAAACAACAATATGAATTTGACTTGGGCGCCCTACAATCTCACTCAGCGACTGAAGAATATTTGGAGAGTAAAAATATTATTTTAACTGATAACAATACTTTTTTAATTCCTCTCCCAACAACTGATTTTGTAATTGAGGCTAGATTATTAACGGGTCATGATGAAAAGGCCATTAATAAAATATCAGAACACAAGAAAAAGCGTAACTTTCCAGAAACCCCTATGACTGATTTTTTAAGAGCTTTTATTATTTCTGTGAATGGGGTAGCAGACGCAAATTCTTTAAATGGTTTTATAAATTCTTTGCCGGCCCTTCAAGCGAGATATATAAGAAAAACTTATGATAAGTTGGTGCCTAACTTAGATCTGAAACATGATTTTACATGTTCTCATTGCGGTCATTCGGACCTTTTGGAGGTTCCGCTTAATGCGGACTTTTTTTGGTCTAACTAACCAGTATATCCAAAATGTGTATGAGCAATTTTTCTATATGAAATATTATAGTAATTGGTCTCTTGTAGAATTGTATAATTTGCCTGTTGGTCTTCGCAAGTGGTATTTCGATAAATTATTAGAGCAAAAAGAAAAAGAGGTTGAAGCTGAAAAAGAAGCTCATCGCCGTTAAAATCAAATATTAATGGATTTTCCTTTATTTAACTATTTATAGGTGTATATTATTTTGAGGTATTTGCAACATGGCGGAGACACCAGCCAATTTAAAACAGCTACTTGAACAGCTAGAAAAAGCGGATTTAGCTAAACTTGCCGAGACTTTAAAAAGTGTTGCGGGTAGTGCTGATAACGCGAATAGGGCTGCAGCCGCTTTTCTTAAAAACTTGCAAGCTGGTATTGGGGAACAAAAAGCACTAGCGACCGCTTTGAAAGCGTCTTATGGGGGCTTGGTTGATGATGAAAATCGCGTTTCTGAGGCTGCCTCGACGCGTCTGAAGGCGCTGACCCTTATAAAAAATTCCATGGATCAGCAGAAGAAGGTTAATGCCGAGCTTGTTAAGGAGTGCAAGCTCTGCAAAAACAACAGGAAGCTCTTTTAAAAACCAATAAACAAAATACTGAAGAAAGCAAAAAAAGACTAAAGCTTGACAATCGAGGAATGGACACGGCTAAAAAACTTCAAGGCACCACGAAGAATCTCGCAGGATCCACCAGCTCTGCGGCCAGCAGCCTCGGTTTTCTCGCCGCCCTGGTAGCCCCTGTTAAAAAAGGCGTTGCTGATATTGCAAAAAGCGATGTTGCAGCCACAGTCACTTCAGTCGCTGGTGCATTTGCCGCAACTAAAATTCCTGGTGTGAAGCAATTTTTCGGTACTATAATCGGGAAGGCAAAGGCGCTGTATCTTGAATTAAGCACTGTCACCACTGGCTTCGCTAAATTTACTGGTCAAGTGATACGGGGCGACAATGCAACTAAAAATCTTAGTGGGCGCCTTATTAACCTGCAAAAGCGCAGCAGAATGCTTGGCGCCACTATCAAAAATTTGTCTGAATCGATGACAACGATGGTCAAGTCTTCACGAACTTATGGGATGTTGATGGGTACCAATCGCAAGCAGAATACAAGACTTGTTGATGGGCTCACAGAAATGAGCTTTAGATTTAGTAAGGTTGGTTTGGGGGCCGAAAATTTTGGTAAAGCCCTTGATGTCATAGGAAATACATATCGACGCTCAGATATAATTAAACAAGGTAAATTGCTTGGCGCAGAATTGGTTAATATTGGGCGTGCTACTGGACAGAGTGCCGATAGTATTGCAAATGATTTTAGCGTCGCAATGGACCATTTAGCTGCTTATTCTCTTCCCAAGGCTAGAGAAGAATTCAAGAAACTTTCTGCAATTTCTGCGGTCACCAGCATCGAAATGGGCAAAGTCATGTCTATTGCAGGTCAGTTTGATGATATAGAAGCCACCGCCAGCGCTGTGGGTGACTTAAACGCAATGATGGGCGGCCCTTATCTCAACACTCTTGATATGGTAAATGCCACTGACTCCGAGCGTATTGAAATTCTAAAAGACATGATGGCTCAAAGCGGCGAAACATTCGACTCGATTGGGGGCTCCGCCGCGAGTAACAGGTTTTATAAAAAGGCAATTGCCAAGGCCCTCAAAACAGATGTACAGACAGCTGGTAGAATGTTTTCTGCCAAGCAGACAGATATTGATTCGACAATAAAATCAATTGATACTCAGGGTGCGTCTTATTCTCAGCTCAGCAAGGCAGCTAAAAATGCATCTACTTCTATAACTGAACAATTAGGGTCTTCCGTACAGAGCACTCTTTTAATGAACAAAGCTTTCAAGGCAACAGATAGTCTCATGAGAAATGTGCATGTACAGATAGCTAAGGTGGGGGATCTGATTAAAGAGACGTTCGGCGGCGTTGTTGTTGGGACTTTAAATGCAGCTAACACGAAAGTTAATCAGCTAAAGAGGTCATTCGCGACTTTTGATGGCACTCTGCAGAGTTCATTTGGAATTCTTAAAAAGGTTGGTAAAGAGCTTCTTGCATTAGGCTTTTTAGGAAAAGAAGGGTTCTTAATGCAAATGATTCTCGAAGAAGGGTACAAACAAGAGGTACAGGGGAAGGGGGAGTCATCTGTGGTGGGGAAGCCGACTTCTGAGGCAGGCGCAGTAGAGGTTGAGGGGGGCCCCAAACCTCAATCGGGTGGTGCGCCACCCGCGTCAGTGGTGGATCAACAGCAAGCTCTGGTTCAAATGCGGCGCCAAGCTGTACAGCAGGCTAGCCGAGATAGCGCAGCATTGGCCAAAGCTACAACTCACTTCACAGCGGCTCTACAAACTATTAATGATAAACCCATTAATATTAATTTAAACATGGATGGGCAAAGAATAGCACAAGTGGTTTCGGGCCTCGGCGCTCAAGCATAAAATAGAGGGATTTAATTAATGGATAAACCAGAATATTCTAGAAATAATAGAAAGAAAGCCTATAAGGCGCTTTGGATTATACCTTTGCATATTAAGCATCCAGGCGTCGCTGTCCCGGTGGAAAATTTGCAGGTAAGCCAACAGTTTTCCCCTTCTTATAAGAAAGAAAAGGTATATGGGCGAATGGATCCGATTGCCACATATGAGCATACGTCTCGTACAATGAGAATAAATTTTTCATGTCAGGCTCACCATTATTTTGATGGTATGGACGGCGTAATTGACAATATTCAAACTATTAATGAGATAACACAAATGTTATATCCGGCATATCAAAAGGAGGGAGAACAGGGCATTATGGGAGGTCAAGCACTTTTAAAAGCACCTCCCTTTTTTAGAATTAAATACGGACAATATTTTGGTAGTTATTCTCATACTGGGGAAGATACAGGCGAGGGCTTGACCGGCTTTATTACTGGATTTTCTCACGGCCTTGGAAAAGTAGCTAGAAATATGGCCTATGGAGGACAGGGGCCAGAAGACACAATTCGAGCGCTCCCCCGCGAAATAAAAGTTGGCTTTTCTTTTGAAGTAATACACGATAAGTTTGTCGGTTGGACGTCCGTTGGCGCCAAAAGTGTTTTTAGTGAGGACGGATATGGACCGAATTTTCCATATAATACCGGAGTTGTGAGTAAAGGATCAACCGGTTTTAAGGATCCTGGCGCGACCCGGGTCGCTGGTGGAAAGCCAGAACCAGAAGGAACTGGCAACGCGGCCGGCGACACTCCTCCAGAGGTACGCGCCAAACCAACTATTGTGACAGCGAAAGCTGCCGCCGCCAAGGCTCGCGTCATTGACGCTAGCACAAGATCGGCCTTAGAGCGCGTGAATCGATCACGGTCTGCTTAAGGCGCCCCGCCAACAAGGAGAATAATTAATGGGATATAAATTTTCAAGATATCAAAACCGGGAAATTTTCCGTAACTCAAATCCGAGGTACGTGCGTCAATTTTCTTCTAGGGGTGTTAATTATATAGATCAATATGCTACCGCAAAGTTTACTTGGACTGATGATCTAGATTATGATGAAGAATACTGGGGAGTCGGTTCTCGTTTTTATAAGTTAGCAGCTAAATACTATGGCGATTCTACTTTGTGGTGGATTATCCCATGGTTTAATCAAAGGCCTTTAGAGTCTGATTTCGATTCGGGAGACTTGGTAATGATACCACGTCCAATTGAGCGAATAATAAATATTTTTAAAGAAGAATAAAGGAGAAGTGAATGGCGACTACCGCTAAAGATTGTAAGCCACCAAAAGGCAAATCGGCTAATCGAATTTATAAGCAGAATACGCTTAAGCCATGGTGGAAACAAGGCTATTTAATGGTCGGCGCAGATCAACTGATTGGACCACTTCGCGCAAAACACTCTCAAAGCGGCTATATTAAAAAATTAGCAATGCCCAAAGCTGTGGGCACTTCTTTAATTAATTTGCTTACCACAAACAAGAGTCTGCACTCTTTTTTTAACGGCACTTCTCTAGATTACAGCCAGCTCGTTCCCCATATTAAATTATTTAAAGTGTATATACACAACGATGCGTCGACGAAAAAAGATCTTGAAGAACATGCTTTTCCTTTCGGTGCTTTCTCCAACTTTCATGATTTTCACGAGGCCGCTATAGCATCCGGAAAACTTTTTAGGGGCAGAGAAGCCGGAATTCAACAAGTTGATATTAAGATGGAAGGCCGCGGCAGAAACCCAGTCTCCGCAAATATTTTGGATATAACAGTTAAATATTTTTTTAATGATGTTCAAACATTATTTGAGCCATTGGGCAAACGGCAGGATGGCAAACAAATGCAATTTGCAGATTTAATTAGGTTTCCGAAGTCTTTGAGAAAAACCAAAAGAGCGTTTAGAATAAGACTTGTTTTAGGCTGGGCAATGAATCCGGAGAACCCGCTAAAGGGAGATATGCCGGATGATTTTGTGGCCGCAGTACAAGATAGCAGAGTTTCAATTGCTGCCGATCTTTATACTCATAATATGGAATTCCATGAAGATGGCTCATTGGTTCTTACGGCTAAATATAAAGGTGCCCTTGAGGCGACTTTTTCTGGTGCCGATATTTTAATGGCCGCTGTTGCTGCAGACGAGAAAGATAAAACTCTGGATGGGCTTAAAAAGAAAATTCATGAGCTGGAAAATGGTTTTGCGGGATCCGGCTTTACAGGTAAAGGCGATAAAGGTAGTTTTAAAGATATATTAGAAATTCAAAAAGCGATTGAAGAACTTAAAAAAGCTCGACTTTCTATTGGGGCACGACAGAACGCAACGGGCACCTATCCAAAGGTTAAAGAGGCTTTAAAAAAGCTAACCGCCGCTTATAAAAAATATAATACGGCGCCCGGTCGCCAAGGGAAGTCGCAGTTTGAAGCTCTAAAGGAGGCCACTCGAACTAAGGGATCTATTTTGGAAAGGAGCGAAATAGAACGAGAAAATGCAAGAAAAGTGGCCATGGCTAGAAAAGCCCTGGAAAAAAGAGCCAGTAAGAAATTGCTTAAGAAACTCAGGAAGGAGATTAGAAAAGTAAGAAAGCAAATAAAAGAGTATGAAAACAGCATAAAAGGCAAACATATATTTTCGTATGTGGAGAAACTGAGGGATGACTGCAAATTGGCTTGGATTTCTACGGGCCGGGGCTCTAATTTTGGAAATTATGCAAACCTTCTTGATGCAGTTAAAAAATTTGGAGGCTCACACGATGCCAAAGCTCAGAAAAAGCTCAAGAGGGCCCAAAAGAGAGTAAAAGTTCCCGGAGCCAGCGTAGCCGCAGAAGATGCGGCCCATCTCGGCCCCACGGCATCCACGTCCCACGCCCCGGCGTTTGACCCTCTTACACCAAAAGAGAAAGCCAAAGATATGCTTCTCACCGGGGCAAATAAAGGGGGATGCTCTGCAAAAGGGAGCAAACAGAGACAACGAACAGAACGCGGCGATGCAACTTTGTGGGAAACAGTGGGTACACCAGCCTATAAAAAAGGTGGAAAAATGTATTTTTTCCGACTTGGTGATTTGCTGACTGTTATT